GCCCCCGCCGGCGTTTGGGCGACTGTCGGCCTGCATTCCGCGCGTCCGCCGATAGAAAGCGTCGCTCTGCCCTGTCCCGTCGCCGAGGTATAGGCCAAATCGTGGGCGAAGGGGCGCGGCAGAAGGAAGATCACCTCCACCTTGGCAAAGCCGAAGACGAACTCCGGCGCGCCGATGGATTTGACAATCGCGTCATAGGCGATGCCCGGCCAGTGCGTCGGTTCAAGTTCGCCCGTGCTGCGTCCGGATGCCGCCGCCCACGCGGCCAGAAGGGCGCGAATGCGCCAGCCGTCCTCCCGCCTGCGCGCGGCGATGTTGACATTCACCTTGTATTCGCCCTGTGTGACGGCGTACCCGACGACGGTTTCGCCGTCCGTTCCGGCGATGGTATACACATCGCGGTCGGGCATGCCGGGCGGGTATTCCTTTTCGATGGACAGCGCCGGGTGAACGTTGCGCAGATCCACGCCGCAAAATCTCACTGTCTGCTTTCCTCTCTTTCTTTTGCTTTTGGGAAGGGTGGCTATGCGTTGCTTCGCTCCGCCGCCGCGCCCTGAAACGTATCGATATGGGGCCAGACCACTTTCGCCATGCTCTTTCCGTCCACATTCAGGTTGACGGCGAGGGACTGCGTGCCGGTCTTGCCCGCGCTCTTATCCGATCCGCCGGAAGAAACCGGCGTATCGTAAAGGCCGCGGGTGACGCTGCTGTTGATGGCCACCGTCGGGCCAAACGTCATGCCGTTCAGCGGGTTGAGAATCGAGACAACACCGTCGAATATCGACTGCGCTTCCGCCAGCGCCGCGCTGCGCTGCGAGGCCATCCCCTCGCCGACGCTTTGGCTCACGTTCTTGCCGACCGTCTCGGCCTTGTCCGCCGCTTCTTCGCCTTTATCTTCCATGTTCTGGTTGATGCCATCCATTGCTTCATCAATCAACCTGATCAGTTCAGCTTCTCTGGCGCTCAGCTGTGCAATCAGCGCTTCATCATCCGTATCAACCAGCTGTTCATGCACTTCTTTGAGCTGTGCCCTCAGTTCCTGCACATAGCTGTCCGAATAATCAATCGCATCCTGTTCACCTGCTCCGAAGGTTTCTTTCAATGCCGAAAAGAACCCATCCGCATATTCAAAAGCCGTGGCCTTTCCCGCCTCTTTGCCCTTTTCTTCGCCCTGTCCAAGCAAGCTGTCAACCCAACGCCCAAACTGCTGGTAATTGGCTAAATCCTCCGCGTCTTCCTCGGTGGATTTCCGCTTCTCACCCTCGACCAAACTGCCCCAAAGGCCGTTTTCCTTGACGCTGACCAGCGACCGATTGATTCCATCCATCACGTTCGCCGCGCTTTCCGTGATCTTCGTCACGGCGGGCGCAACCGTGCCGCCGAGCGTGGCCATTGAATCCCTCAAATGGTTTTCCGCATCATTGGCGTCGATAATTTCCTGGTTGTTTTCCTCAAACTTCTTTGCCGTTTCATCCAGACCGTTAGCCGACAAATATGAAAGCGCAATCTGCAAATCGCCGACTTCCGTCTTCGAGTTTTTCATCGCTTTGTTAAAGGTGTCGGTCGAATATGAAAGTCTCTGAATCAAATCGGCATATTGCCCCGTTGCCGTGCCTGTCTTGATGGTTTGGAGAAGCCCTTCGGCCAAGCCGTCAAACGTATATGTATCCGGAAAGTCAACCAGAGCGCCTTTTATATTCTGGATAGCCTGAACCATGTCGTTTGTGTCATAGCCCGTATTCAGAAGCGTGGCCATGCCCTTGTACGCCCCTTCAAGATCGCCCGTTTGTGCCGCAATGCTTCGCGCCTGTTCCTCCACCCACGAAAAATCGATTCCCTTTTTCTCCGCCAGTTGTTTCATCATGGCCAAGGTGGTTCGATAATCGCGCGTATCCCGTTCCAAGCCCGAAAAGCCTTGGTACACCCCCTGCGCCATATTCCACGCCGAACCGGCTGCTGTGACGAAAGACGAGTTTTTGATCTCTTCAAGGCTCTGCTTCATCTGCGCAGCCATGCTTTCAAGGCTCTCTTTGGCCTGCTCCGCGCCGTCGCCGATGCCATCCTCAATCTGGCGGCCGACGCGCACGCTGTCGCGCCCCAGATCCTGTGCCTCGCGGTCGGTCGCGTCCAGTTCGCGGCGCATCCTTTCCAGCGCCGCCTTGGCGCCGTTGAGCCGGATTTGATAATCGTCGGTTGCTTTGGCCGTCTCGCCGTATTTCTCGCCCGCGTCCTTCACCGCGCCTTCAAGGCTCTTGACGATCTCCTCCTGCTGGGCGATTTCGCTTCTGAGCGTCCGGCTCTTGGCGGTCAAAAACGCCTGTTGATCGCCGTTGGTCTCAAACTCGGCGGAGGCGAGTTTCAATTCGCTGCCCAGCACGCGCAGGCCGCGCTGTGCCTCGCCGAGCGCCTTTTTATACTCGTTTTCGCCGTCGAGCGCCAGCGTCGTGCGGATCTCTCTTTTTACCGCCATCTTTTAATCCTCCCATCCGCCCGCACGCGTGCGCCGAATCCCGTGCTGATCGTCGTCATAGTCCCGCCGCGCGAGAAACAGATCGATGAGAAAACCCGGCGCCATGCGCTCGGCCTCCGGCCAGTTCACCCCGGCGATCAGCGCATAGGACGCACAGCGCCGGGCCGTCAGGCTCGCGCCTCTTTTTTTTTGAGTTCTTCAGCCACCACGTCGATATCCTCGTCGTCGTCCCCGGCCATTTCGCGCTTCATGCCCGCCACAAACGCGCGGGAGGCCTGTCTGTTGGCCTGCACCAGCCCCTTAGGACCGAGGTGCTGGGTCAGATATTCCTCCGTCGGAGCTTCGCCGCCGTGATAGCGCGCGCCGGCGCGGGCAAAGATGGCCAGACAGGCGATTCTCGCTTTCACCGTCTTGTCTGCTTCCATCTGCTCAAGGCTGCCGAAGCGCTCGTCGACCTCCATCCACGCGCCCAGATCAAACCGAATCGGGAACGTCCGCCTGCCGACCTGAATTTCGATCACGCTTCAATCCCCGCTTTCTTGTTGAGCCACGCGCGGGCCTCGCTCTCCTTTGTAAACGTGCGGCGCTCCCGAAAACGCGTTTGCAGCGCGGCGTTGTTTTTCACACCCATGATGCTGCCCTCCAGCGTCGGGGTCTGCCATTCGATGTTCTGGCCCTTGGTCTTGGCGCTTTCCGTGCCGATGCCAAAGATCGCCTTATGCACCCAGTAGGCGATATAGTTTGTCTTGTTGTCCTTGCGGCGCACGCGGATATAGCCCGTGCCGACGTAGGGCGCGCTTTCGCCCGTCTCGTGGTAGACCTCTTCGCCCGCGTCGCCTTCCTTCACGTCGCCCAGCATCATCACACGCGCGTCGTCGTTCACGTCGTCCACGCCCATCTTGATCGTGCCGCCGGTGATGGAGTTATCCTCTTCCATGACGCGATCATCTGCATAGAGCGGGTTGCTGTTGCGCGTGTAGCTGATTTCAGCGGTCATCATGCCGCCGATGACCTGTCCCTTGCCATAGGTGATGGCCTGCCCGTCCGCTTCCGTCTGAATCGGTGCGGCGACGGCATACAAAAGGCCGACAAATGCCATGGGTTCATCCTCCCTTCAAATGCTTGTCCCAGATGTCCTCGAAAACTTTTTGCACGCGCGGCAACGCTTCCCGCTCCGCTTCATCGACCCAATGTGTGCCCATCCGCAGATGAGAAAGCTCGCCCGTCGTGTTTGCTTTGCCTTTCGCTTTCTGGCGTGCTGCCCGACGCTTCTTGGCTTTTGCATCGTTACTCGTTCCGTAATGCAGCAGATACGCCTTTTCAGCATTGCGAACGCCTTTGCGATCTGTTCCCTTTGGATAGATATCAATCATCTTTCCGCTGTCCAACGCTTTAGGCGCTTTCGCATAACCAATCGACTCGATCATGTCTCCACTGTCACGATACCCATGCCGCTCCGCCGTCTCCTGCCACGCCCGTTTGACTTCTTCCGCCCCGGCCAGCAGCATTTCATCGGCGGTCTCACCCCCCGCCTCGCCGCGCCCCGCCCTTTCCTCCGCAAAGCTGTCGCAGCCTTCCGTCGTAAACTGCGCCATGTCACACCCCGTCACAGGTGAAACTGATGTGGATAAAGCCCGTGTCCCGCTCATAGTCGATTTCCATCGCGTAGGCCACGCCGGGCGCGTCATCCAGCACGGCGCGGATGTTCGCGGTCACCGGGTCATCCTGCATGCGGGTGAAGCGGTCGATGACGAAATGCCAGCCGTCCGCACAGCGGTTATCGACGAACAGATTCATCGGCCAGAGGGGCTGCCATGTGGTGTAATCCTTCCCGGTGCTGTCGCTCTCGTAAGCGCAGGCGTCGGGATCAGCCGCAAGCACCAGCGCCTTGATATCCGCAAGGGTCATGACGTGCTCACCTCTTCCAGCGTCAAATCCGTGATATTCTCGCCGCTTTCCTCGTCCGTGCCGTGATATGCGCGGGCGATGGTATAAACGCGGCCGTCCAGTTGCACGGTATCGCCCTGCCGGATAGCCCTGCATTGAGCGATCCGAATGCGCGCGTCCGTCTTCTGCGAAAGCCGCCGTTCCGTCTGCCAGACGGGCGAGGTTTCAAAGCTCAGTTCGGCGTACCAGCTGCGAAAGCGCAGGGTTTCTGCCCAGACGGGCTTTTCGCCCTTCGGCGCAGCGTTGCTGCGGGCATAGATTTCCGCGATTCCCCTGTCCA